TCAAACCTCCCCCACCAACACCCGCCACGCCACCCTATCCGCCTCCCGCAACCGCTTCTCCAGCCGCTCCGCCACGGCCCTGTGCAGTTCGGCCACCTGCGTGCGGTAGGTGCGCTCGCTGATCGCCAGTTCGGCCAGTTGGGCCACCACGGGAGGCTGCTCGCCGGCATGCACGTAGCGCACCTTGGCCAGTGTGTAGAGCACCCGCCCACGGCCGCCGAGGCCGCCTTCTTCGCGTGGGGCGCTCAGGGAGCGCAGCACGTCGTCCACCACGCGGCAGACCCGGCTGTGCTGGGCGAACAGCGCCGCTACGCCCAAGCCGCGCTCTCCGCCGCTGCCACGGCCGCCGCCGAGCCACTGGTCGGTGTCGCCCAGCGGCGAGCGCAGCGAAGCTTCCAGGGCCGGCGCAGCGCGTTCCTGGCCCCATTGGCGCAACAGGTCGTCCACTGCCGTCATCATTCCGCCTGCGCGCACCTGGTCCTGCTTTTCGCCGTAAACCGCCATATCCCTGCTCTCCTTCTGGTCGAATTCAACCCTAGTCGGGAAATCCTCGACCCTAGTCACAACCCTAGTCACAAAAAATCCTTTAATTTCAAAGGCTTTATAGACTTTTACTAGGGTGACTAGGGTTGCTAGGGGTTTTCCCTCACGCATGAGAAAAATCATCGGCACGCATTGAGGCGCCGTCAGATACCGATAAAAACGCACCCGCGTACGCGCGCGCCCGCGTGAACCCTAGTCACCCTAGACAGACCCCCGCCAAGCCAGCAACGGCGCGGGTTTGCGCTGGCTAGGGTTAGCGAAAACGACCCTAGACAAACCCTAGCAACCCTAGTCAAGACAGCCATCAGGCCACCTCCGTCGGTTTCTCGGCATCCATCGGCACCGTGAAGCCCTGGCACTTCTCCCACTTCTCCGGCCCCCAGCCGGCCCAGTAGGCGGCGCGGCGGAAGGCCCGGATCTTCGCGCCGACGGCCTCGCTGTTGCCGATGTCCACCGTCTCGTCTTCCGGTACGAAGAGGATCGCCCGTCGTCGCACGCCATCGTCGCCTTTCCAGCCCACCTGACCCGCCGTCTTGGGCACCTGGGTGGAGAGGAACAGCGACAGCTTGGTCGCGCTCAAGGTGTTCTCGCGGTTGCGCGAGCACCAGGTGAGGAAGAGGTCGTGGATGTCCTCGGTGCGCGCCAGGCCGAAGGGCACGCCCAGCGTCCCGAACTTCCAGGCTACGAAGAAGTTTTCCCAACTGGCCCGGCTCAAGGCCACCAGCCGCTGCCGCGCCTCCGTCTGCGGCGGGCGGGTTCGCCGGTTGAAGTCGCCCAGGTCGTAGCTCAGCAGGTAGCCGTACAGCGCCTCCAGCCCGCCGTTGGCCAGCTCGTACTCGACGGCCTTCTGCCGCTCCTCGGGCAGCGTTTCCTCGGGCCAGATGACCAGCATGCGCCGGTCGTTCTCGCTGATCGGCCACGGCATGATCTCGTTGGACAGGAACACGGCGTTCATGTGGTTGGCCTCTTCCCAGCCGTTGACGAACTTCGATTCCATCCGCACGGTCTTGCCGGTGACCATGTGCTTGATCTTGCCCACCTGGTTGTAACGCTGGTCCCGGCTCACCACTTCCTCGAACACGGCGTAGAGCTTGTTCGACTGCCACACCGTCCAGCTCGATTCCAGTTGCGCCTGACCGACCGTCGCGGCGTAGGCGCCGTAGATCGCGCCCATGATGTCCGCCGACAGCAGGCTCTTGCCCGAGCCTTCCATGGTCGAGTGCATGAGCACGGCCGTGTCCATCTTCGCGCCCAGGTGCTGCAGCGGGTAGGCCAGCCAGCAGGTCAGCCAGTGCGTCGCCTGCGGGTCGCCGTTGCAGAGGAAGCCGATCATCCCGCGCAGCGTCCGGCACTTCTCCGGCGCGTCCTCCGGCGTCAGCGGCAGGCCCTCGAAGGTGTTGATGTACACCTCCGGGTCTTTGGTCATGGTCGGGTCGAAGACGATGTGGTCCATGTCCACGGTGCGCCGCTGCGGGCTGTTCAGCCACAGGCCGTAGGCATCGCCCAGGGCCATCTTCACCGCGCCTTCCGGCACGCGCCGGCGCTTGGCCACGTCCCAGGCGTCCTTGGTGCCGTCGATGTAGACGTAACGCTCGACCGGCGACAGCTCCGAGCCGCCGTCGCGCGTCGCCTTGCCGGCCAGCTTGGCCTGATCGACCAGCCGCTGCGCCTGATCCTCGGCGATCAGCTTCTTGTCCATCCGCCCGAACCAGGCGGTGGCCACCGGCTTGGTCACCAGCGCCTCGAAGGCTGTCTTCTTGAGGGTCGCCTGCTTGTGCATGTCGAAGACCGCCGTCTTGCCCTCGACCAGCGCGAACCTCTGGAAGACCTTCGCGGCAATCGCGGCGTCGCGCCGCGCCTTGGCCTCTTCGCCCTCCCCGGCCCCCTCGGTCGCCGCAGCCGCTTCGGGCGGCTGCACCACAGATGGGGTGCGGGGAAGAGTCAGCGCCTGCGCGAGCTGCGCGCGCACGGCGTCGAGGCCGTGGGCCACGTGCAGGTCGTTCCAGTCCAGCTTCCGTGCTTCATTCATCCTTGTGCTCCCGCAGATGCGGTAAGCACACCGCTGCACCAAGACGTTTTGCCGCTGCCTCAATAATGTCCGGCAACAGGGTCAGTGCCGGACCGAACCTATCGCCCACATACCCTGCTAACTGATCCGACTGCATCACCACTGCCGAGCGCGGTATGACTTGAGCCTGTGGCTGCCCGGTCCAGTCCCAGCTCACAAGCAAGCGCAGGTCACGCAGGAACAGTTCAGGGCGCTCGTGGATCAGATCCCAGGCGGCATTCTTCACAGCGGTATCGGTTAACGCCGCACGCACCTCGGTCATTTCCGCGCGGATAGCGTCGGCATCCGGGTGCTCATAGCGCCCGGTCTTGCGGATCGACGGCAGCACCTCGGACGTCACCCACTTCTTGAAGCGCTTGGCCGCCGGCTTGCGGCTCTTGAGGATCGCCGCGTACAGGCCGGACTCGTTGATGATCAGCAGCTCGCGATCCTGCTCTACACCATTGTCAGACCTGGTACTCACAATGTGAGTATCAGCTTCGTCGTCATCCAGGTTGCGGATCATGTTGCCGGCATCGCGATACTCCAGCGCTTCGGCTACATCGCCGGCCACGAACCACAGCTCGCCGTCACGCTCGATGACGCGAACCGGATGCTGATCGAAGGAAAACGGAATGACGTTAGCCATGCTGCACCTCCCCGGCTTCCAGGCGGCGCACGATGCTCATGTGATGGTTGTAACGGGAAAGACGAGTGGAAAGGCTGGAGTCGGCGTGCAGCGCGGCCAGGGCCATGCGGCGATGGGCCAGCGCCCGGAGTTTGGACGGATTGAGGGCGTGCGAGTGCTTCATGCGTGATGCTCCTTTGTCTGAGGAGCTGCCACGATTCGTCGCCAAACGAATATAGGTGGCAGCCGTGCGCAGGTTGGCGAACCGGGGACAAAGGAACCCGGCAGACCCGAAGGTCTCCCACACACGGCCGCCATAACTCTGAACGGCAGGCACAAAAAAAGCGCCTGCTGTCGAATGATGGGCGCTTGTGCGCCTTTGCCTGATCGGGTCGCCAAACCCGGCCACTGTCGCTTTCACAGTGGACTTGCGGGCAAGGATAGGCCCGAGCACAGCACGGGTCAACGATTCAAAGCGAATGGATTGAGTATCCAACATCACGCCGCCTCCCCCATCGCCCCGGCCGGCAGCGCCGGGAAGGCCGCCACCGCGTCCAGCGCCGCCGCCGCGGCTTCGGCCTTGGTGCGGCCCGGATTGCCCGGCTGGCTCGGGTCGTCGTCGCCAGCGAATACCAGCGCCGCTTCCGGGTACAGCTCGCGCAGCGCACGGCCGACCGCCAGCAGATTGCCCGCGTCGAACGCCACCGCCACCGGCCAGCCGGTGGCTTCATGTACGCTCGCCGCCGTCGCATAGCCCTCGGCCACCGCCAGCACCGCGGCACCGGCCGGCTCGCCGATCAGGTGGAAGCAACCCTGCTTGCGCCCGTACTTCGGGAACAGCTTGGTGCCCTGCCCGTTGATCGACTGCAACGCCCACAGCCGCCCCGCCGCATCGCGCAGCGGCACCGCCATGTAGCCCTTGCGGAACACCAGCATCGACAGGTGCGCCGGGCGCGGCTTCGGCACCATGCCCAGCCAGCGCTGGGCATCCTCGCCGACCCAGATCTGGCAACGCTCCGCCTGATCGTCGATCTCCAGCACCACCAGATGCGAGAAGTGCCCCACGCCGTGGCCGCCCACCCGCTTGCGCTGCAGGTAGTCGCTCGCGCCCTCGGGCCGGCAGTGCTCGGCCCAGATCCGCCCGCACGCCTCGGCCACCGCCTCGCGCATCCGTGCCGAGCGGGCTTCGTCCGCCTCGACCTCGGCCTGCCGCGCCTGACGCCTCGCCTCCAGTTGTTCGGCCAGCCGGCGCCGATCCTCGCGGCTCAGTTCGCGCTTCTCCGGCAACCAGCCGGCGTCTTTGGCCAGCTTGATCACCGTGCCCATGCCGGTGCCCGACTTGCGGAACGACCGCCACACCGTCTGCGCATCGCGCGGGCTGTACCCGGTGCCGGACTGGCTCCAGTCGTCCCAGTCATCGAAGGCAGCCTCGCCGAACTCGACTTTCAGCCCCATGCCGACCTGAATCCACACCTCCCGGCTATCCGCCGGGATGAAGCGCAGCAGCAACGGCAGGTCGGCCAGTTGCAGATCGATCTTGTTGCTCATCGGTGCCGCTCCTTATCCCTACCCACGGCAAAGAAAACATGCAGGCCAAGCTGGCCAAATCGATGCCCCTGAAGACGAGGGAGTAAGGGCACCGCGCGGCATCCCATGCGCTTGACAGGTGTAGCCTTTTGGCTACAGTGCGGGCCATGTATTCCATCATCGAAACCGAAGCCTTCAGCGACTGGCTGAGTGGGCTGAAAGACACCATCACCCGTATGCGGCTGATCAAGCGCTTGCAGCGTGCGGCGCTGGGCAACCTGGGCGACGTGAAGCCCGTTGGCGAAGGCGTGTTCGAGATGCGTGAGTTCTTCGGCCCCGGCTGGAGGATGTACTACGTGCAACGGGGCGATGTGCTGCTGATCATGCTGGGCGGCGGCGACAAGTCCAACCAGCAACGTGACATCGAGCGGGCAATTCAGTTGTCCAAGGAGCTCTGAGTGACCAAAGCCAAATTGAAAATGCGCCCCTTTGATGCGGCCCACTACCTGAACAGCGAAGAGGACATTGCGGCCTACCTCGACGTGGTGCTGGAGGATAACGATCCAAGATTGCTGGCCGTCGCCCTGGGCGATATCGCTCGTGCGCGCGGCATGACCGAACTGGCCAGAAAAACCGGCCTGTCGCGTGAGAGCCTGTACAAGAGTTTGTCCGGCGAGCGGACCCCCAATACGGAAACGCTGCTCAAGGTTATTCATGCCTTGGGCTTCAAACTGACGGTCACGCCCGCCTGATCGCGGCTGAACGCCGGCCTGATTCGGGGCATCAGTCATCACCCCCCTCCCCGTCGCGCTCCATCGCCTCGCGGGCGCCGGCCATGATGCCCAGCACCGCCTCGATCACCTCGTTGCCGTGGCGCTCCAGCTGCAGTACCTCGCGCTCTTCCCAGCGGCTGTCGGCCAGCCCGTCGTGCAGGCTGCCGACGAAACGGCTCTTGCGGGCCAGCAGATCGGCCAGCGCGAGCAGCGCATCCACCGTCGCCGGCACCGGCTTCGGGCGATAGAACACCCCGCCCTTGATACGGGCGATGGTCCGCAGCGTCTCGCTGGCTTCGACCAGTTCGAGCCAGCGCTCGAAATCGCGCACGCTCAACAGGTGGTCGGGGTAGCTGATGGAAAACTTCTTCTGGTAGCTGTTGTAGGAAAAGCCCAGCGTGGCGCATACCGCAACCGGGCCGCCGCGTTCGCGGCGAGTGTCGTGGTCCACGGCCTGTTCCAGGGTCAGAACAGGGCCGAGGCCACGGGTGGGGTCGATTCTCGACATTGGCGTTAATCCCTTGGAAACGCCGTGGCGAGACGCAGGCCCGTTGGCCTATCATCTGCCGCGACAAAGTGCTTGCTGTGCGACGTCAAGCTGGCGGATCACCGTGGTGGGTGCCCGCCAGCACCAAGCTCAGTGCCGCCTTGGTGGGTAGCACTGGGCAGGCAGGAGCGAAGACCGTGGTGGGTTATCGCTTCGGCCAACCGACTGGCGGGGGCAACCCCGCCGGTTTCTTTTCAGGCCGCCTCCCCCGGCTCGCTACCCCGCAGGTAGGCCCAGTCGATATCCGACCTCATCTCTTCGCAGCTCACTTCGCCGCCAGTCTCGCGGTCGATGCTCACGGCCAGCCCGGCCGAGGCCCGCCGATGGCCGTAGGCCACCTGCTTGATCTGACCGGCAGACGTGCCGCAGCGCAGGGCGAACTGCTCCAGCTCCGGCTTCTTCAAGGGTTTGATGTACTCGCGCAGATTCATACGCACCTCCTCTCGTCGCGGCAGAGATTAGCAACCGCTAACCCATAACACAATAGCACTCAGTAATTTACTAACTGCTAACGGGAGGCGACTATTTGGCCATGGACATCAATCAGCTCAGAGTCACAGCCTTGAAGCGCCTGATCGGCGGCATGCAGCTCAAGGAGTTCGCAGAGCGCCACGATCTGGACGCCTCATACCTGTCCCAAATCCTCAACGGCCACCGAAAGCTCGGTGAAAAGGCCGCCGCCACCCTGGAAGAAAAGCTGGGGTTACCGTCATTCGCACTGATCTATCCCCGCGAGGAAGCCGAGCTGCTGCCCGGCACGAAACTGGAGCCACAGGCGTTCCGACGCGCACCGATCAAGGGAATTGCACAGTTGGGCCCAGACGGATATTGGGATGCACTCGAACATGCAGACGGCTGGATAGATATCCCCTCCAGCGACCCGAACGCCTACTCCCTGCGCGTGAAAGGCGACTCCATGTCACCGGCCATCCGCGACGGCTGGGCGGTCTGGTGCGAGCCGAACTGCGAGCCGGTGCCCGGCGAGTACGTCATGGTCCGCCGCACCAACGGCCAACAGATGGTCAAGGAACTGCTCTACGCCAACACCGAGAGCGTCAGCCTCATGTCGGTCAATGCCAGCTATGGCCGTTTGACCATCCCCCGCGTAGAGATTGAGCACATCCATCCTGTCGGCAGCATCGTGCCGCCTAGCAAGATCAGGTATTGACGCAGGGAGAACCAAGGAATGGCAAAGGAGTGCCCCAGTAAATGATATCTACAACAGAGATAGCCTCATTCGTATGGCTATCCGAGTCGGCCAGCGCTTGATCCGAATGGCTGCAAACACAAGTTAAACCTTTCTCCTTTGCAGCACCGACGTGAGACCGAGGCAACATCTTAACTCAACAGATCGACAACAGGAGAAATTGACTTGCAGCTGATCACGCAAAACGAAGAATTAGTTAAAACACTTTCTCGCCTGATAACCACCTACCCAAAATCCGCATTCGCTGTTGCTTGGGCAACATCAGGAAACACCATTTTCTCCCTCCTGAAGAAACACGTCCCCAAGATCACCCAGGCAGTAATCGGGACTCACTTCTACCAAACACATCCAGATGTGCTAGATACTTTTAAAAACTCGCCAAGAGTGCACTTCATTCTTCAGCCATCTGGTGTGTTTCACCCTAAAATCTACATTTTTTGGGATAAAAAAAGATGGGAGGCGCTAATTGGAAGCGCCAACCTAACTACAGGAGCCCTCAGCACAAACTCGGAAGCTATGGTTCTGCTTTCTGGCGAAGGGACTGATTATTCCCACGGAAAAGATGAAATCCTTTCACTTATTGATAGCTACTGGTCAATCTCAAAAGAGATAAACGAAGACGACGCCACAGCTTACCGAGAAATCTGGAGCACGAAGCAGTCAGACCTTAGCAGACTAAGCGGCCAATATGGATCAAGAGCGGCCGCGAAGCCCCCGACTGAATCCTCAGTCATGTCAATGTCATGGGCACAATACTTCAAAGAAGTTAAATCTGACTCGTACCACGGCTTCGATCATCGATGCAACCTTCTGGAGTTTGTGCATAGAGCCTTTCTTAATCACCCCACCTTTGAATCGATGGAACTTACCCTTCGGAAAACGATTGCCGGCTTGCCGAATGGCCTCGACGAGCGGTGGGGGTGGTTTGGAAGCATGAAGGGCGCAGGCTATTACCACCAGGCAATCAATAATAACAACCCATACATCTCGAAAGCTCTTGATGCAATACCCCTACACGGGACGGTCACTCGCGAACAGTACAATAATTACATAAAAGATTTCATAAAGGCTTTCCCAAACGGCAGACATGGCGTTAGTATCGCGAGCCGTTTATTAGCACTTAAACGCCCAGATCAATTCATCTGCTTAGACTCTAAGAACCGGCGGAAGCTATGCACTGATTTCGGGATCCCTTCCAGCAAGATGGACTATGATCGCTACTGGGAAGAAGTCATTGAGCGCATCATGGACACCCCTTGGTGGAGAAGCAGACGCCCTATTGATAGTCAGGAGATGCAGGTTTGGGATGGCAGAGCAGCAATGCTCGACGCCATATTTTATGAGGAATGAGCCCCTTACCGACTCTGCAGCCAATGATCTAGCCGCAGCTTAGCCACATTCAGATGCCACCTTTTCTGCCCTTCTCCGGCTTGCTGCAGGCAAGCCGGAGAAGGGAAGCCCACACTGTAACGAACGGCTAAGCTCCTGCATTTCCATTAGCAGGCGCGATTGCGTTATTTTTAGTATTAGCTATTGCCATGAAAATTAGCGATTGCTAATTTAGCTCCGTACCCACCACCGTACGGAGCACCCACCATGCCCACCCCGCACAGCAAGCCCACCACCCGCTACCCGGTCTACCTGCACCCGGCAGCGGCCTCCAACCCCTCCATCATCGCCCGCATCCAGCGCCGCACCGGCCTGCTGGTGATCGCCGGCGGTAGCCGCCAAGCCGCCACCCTGCGCCCCTTTGCCGCCGACCTCGGCCCGCTTGGGGGTGCAGCATGAGCCAGCGCATCAACCTCCTTCTGCTGCTGATCGTCGATACCATCACCCAGGTCAGCGCCAAGGGCCGCTGGACGCCGTACTTCGACATCGGCGGCCGCTACGCGAACGTCAGCCTGTACTTCCGCCCGCAAGCATTCGACCGCTCTGCGCCGCCGGGTAACTGGCCAAGCAGCAAGACCTGCTACGCGCACATCGTGCCGGCCACGCCGGCCGATGAAGAGAAGTACATCGAAGAACTGCAAGCCATGCTGGCCTTCGCCCGCCGTCACCTCGAAGACCGTCAGGAGGCCGCATGAGCACGCTGCTGATCGGCCTCACCGGCGCCGCGCACAGCGGCAAAAGCACCGCCGCCCGCGAGCTGGTGGCGCACTACGGCTTCCTCCACTACGCCTTCGCCCAGCCGCTCAAGGCGATGCTCGCTCAGGGCCTGAACCTGAGCGACGCGCAGCTCGAAGGCGCACAGAAGGAGGCGCCGCTGCCCTGGCTGGGCAAGTCGCCCCGCGAGCTATTGCAGACCCTCGGCACCGAATGGGGCCGCCATCTGGTGCACCCGGAGCTGTGGCTGCGCATCGCCCGGCAGAACCTAGGCAATCTCGCGGACTGCCACCCGCAGGCGCCCGGCATCGTGATCAGCGATGTGCGCTACGAGGACGAAGCCGAGTTCGTCCGCCAGCGCGGCGGCGTGCTGGTGCACATCCTGCGGCCGGACGCGCCGCCGATACGCACCCACGCAACCGAGACGGGTATCGCCATCGGCGACAACGATCTGGTGATCCACAACGACAGCGATCCGGACGGGTTTCGCCAGCGCGTACGGGAAACCGTGCAGCGTGTGGCTGCCCGCGCTGGCCGCCGTGCCGCGTAGGAGGTGCCGCGTGACGACCACCGGACAGGCACTTCATCGGGAGGGTCGCAGGGAGGCCAGCACGCTGGAGCTGCTGCGCCGCCGCTACGGCTGCAACTACATCACCGTGGAGCGGTTGCTGCTCGATCATTTGCCGCACATCGGTACCGAGCGGTATCTGCGCGCGGAAATCCGGGCCGGACGCATCGCCCTGCCCCTATCGCGCCTGCACGACAGCGAGCGCGCCCCGCTAATCGTTTACCTCAGCCATCTGGCCGCATTTCTCGACCGCGCTGAGCAAGGCGCCACAAATGCGGCATGATCCCTACCCACGCCGGCCAACAAGGGCGCGCCGGCACGGATCGACAAGGAGAGCATCAAGCATGGAACTGACCCCCGACCAAATCACCACCCTTATCGGCGTCACCCTCGGCACCAGCTTCACCTGCGCCGCCTGTTACCTCATCGGCAGAGCGGCCGGCATCCGCCTCGGCATACAGCACGGCCACAGCGACGGCTACCACAGAGCCCACGGCCAGTTCAGCGCAGACCTGCACGAAACCACCCAGCGCCTGAACAAGGCCGAGCGCCTCCTCGCCGCCACCCAGACCGAACTGCGCCGCGTGCAGGATCTGCACAGGATCGAACGCCGCAACGCCACCCAAGCGCTCGGGCAACTCACCACCAGCGCCCTGCAAATGGAGCCGCCAGGGAGGCCAGCCAATGACCTGTAGCCTCTTCTACAGCACCGAAATGCCCAACGAGCGGGCGAAAGTCTTCGGCACCCCGCCCGCCAAGCCGATGCGCTGGGCCGTGGACTACGTCGTCAAAACCCCGGACGGCCGCACCGTCGTCCTGGGCGAGAAAACCATCCAGCGCGCCACCTTCGAGGAACTGCGCGCCGTCATGGCCCACACCATCGGCGACGAGGTCGGCAACGTCGCCACCTTCGTCAGCTGGCGAGCCACCGCTTACGGCGGGAAGAAGAGAAGGAAAGGAGGGAAACGGAAGTGTTCCTGACGGAAGAAGAACTGCGCACCCTCTCGGGCAAGCAGAAGGCCAGCGCCCAGGCGCGCTGGCTGAATAGCGAGAATATCCCGCACATCATCGGCGGCGATGGGAAACCCAAGGTACTCAGGGAGCTGGTCCTTGCGCGCCTGGGGGGTGCCGGCCACACTCCGCACGAACCGAAGCTGCGCCTGGCATCCTGACATGAGACCCCGCAAAACCGACCGTCATCTGCCGGCCAAGGTCTACCAGAAGCACGGCGCTTTCTACTACGTCCACCAGAACAAGTGGGAGCGCCTGGGCGGAACCCTCGAAGAAGCGCTGGCGGCCTATGCCAAGAAGGTCCAGGTCACCAGCTCCGGCGCGGGCATGCCCGCGCTGATCGACCGGGTGCTCACGCAGGTTTCCCCGACACTCAAACCCAACACCGTGCTGCAGTACACCGCTGCAGCCGAGCGGCTGAAGGACATTCTGGCCGAGTTCAACCCCGACCAGGTCCTGCCCAGGCACGTCGCGGCCATCAAGAACAGCATGGCCGCCACCCCGAACATGGGAAACCGCGTGCTCAGCTTCCTGCGCGCCGTATTCACTTACGCCGTCGAGTGGCAGATCGTCGACAGCAACCCCTGCATCGGCATCCGCCGTCACGCCGAGAAAAAGCGCGACCGCTACCTGACCGACGAGGAATTCCAGGCGATCTGCGCCCAGGCCACCGAGAACATGCGGGTCATCTACCAGATGGCCTACCTCACCGCCCAACGCATCAACGACGTGCTGTCGATCCGCCTGGCCGACATCACCGAGGACGGCATCGCCTTCAAGCAGCAGAAGACCGACAAGCGGCTGATCGTCAAGATGACTCCCGATCTCGCCGACGTCATCGCCCGTGCGAAAGCCCTGCCCCGCTCGGCCCGCGGCCTGACCCTGTTCACCACCAAGCGCACCTGCAAGCCGGTGATCTACGAGACGGTCAAGCAGCAGTGGCGCAAGGCCTGCGAGCGCGCCGGCGTGGGAAACGCCACCCTGCACGATATCCGCGCCAAATCCCTGACCGACGCCAAGCGCGAGGGCAAGGACGCCACCAAACTGGCCGGCCACGCCGACCCGCGCATGACCGATCGCTACATCCGCCTGCGCGAAATCGACATCGCCGACGGCCCCACTCTCCCCCGCAAAAAGCCCTCAAAAACCGAGCAGCAGGCAGGGTAGTATTAGACACCTTGCCCCTGTCAAATAGACAAATAACGCTAAGTGATTGAATGGAAAGCCTTTCTGAACACACACCAATGATGCAGCAATACTGGAAACTCAAGCGCGAGCATCCGGACCAGCTGATGTTCTACCGCATGGGCGATTTCTACGAGCTGTTCTACGAGGACGCCAAGAAAGCTGCCAAGCTGCTCGACATCACCCTGACTGCCCGCGGCCAGTCGGCCGGCAAGTCGATTCCCATGGCCGGGATTCCCTTCCACTCGGTCGAGGGCTACCTGGCCAAGCTGGTCAAGCTCGGCGAATCGGTGGCGATCTGCGAGCAGATCGGCGATCCCGCCACCAGCAAGGGGCCGGTGGAGCGCCAGGTGGTGCGCATCATCACCCCCGGCACGATCAGCGACGAGGCACTGCTCGACGAGCGCCGCGACAACCTGCTGACCTCGGTGGTCGGCGACGAGCGGTTGTTCGGCCTGGCGGTGCTGGACATCACCGGTGGACGCTTCAGCGTGCAGGAACTCAGGGGCTGGGAGAATCTGCTGGCCGAACTGGAACGCCTCAATCCCGCCGAACTGCTGTACCCCGACGACTGGCCGGCCGGTCTGCCGCTGGAAAAGCGCCGCGGCGCGCACCGCCGGGCGCCCTGGGACTTCGACCGCGACAGCGCATATAAAAGCCTCTGCCAGCAGTTCGCCACCCAGGATCTGAAAGGCTTCGGCTGCGATGGCCTGACCCTGGCCATCGGCGCTGCCGGCTGCCTGCTGGGCTACGCCCGGGAAACCCAGCGCACCGCCCTGCCGCACCTGCGCAGCCTGCGCCACGAGCGCCTTGACGACACCGTGATCCTCGACGGTGCCAGCCGACGCAACCTGGAACTGGACGTCAATCTGGCCGGTGGACGCGACAACACCCTGCAATCGGTGATCGATCGCTGCCAGACAGCCATGGGCAGCCGCCTGCTCGGCCGCTGGCTGAACCGTCCGCTGCGTGATCGAACCATACTGGAGGCGCGCCAAGACGCCATCGCCTGCCTGCTGGAGAACTATCGCTTCGAAACCCTGCAGCCGCAGCTCAAGGAGATCGGCGACGTCGAGCGGATCCTCGCCCGCATCGGCTTGCGCAACGCCCGTCCGCGCGATCTCGCCCGTCTGCGCGATGCCCTTGCCGCGCTGCCGCAGCTGCAGGCGGCCATGAGCCCGCTGGAAGCACCGCACCTGCAGACCCTGGCCGGCAGCATTCGTACCTACCCCGAACTGGCCGACCTGCTGGCCCGCGCCATCATCGACAACCCGCCAGCGGTGATCCGCGACGGCGGCGTGCTCAAGCAGGGCTACGACGCCGAGCTGGACGAGCTGCTCTCGCTCAGCGAGAACGCCGGCCAGTTCCTCATGGATCTGGAGGCCCGCGAGAAGGCCCGCACCGGCCTGCCCAACCTGAAAGTCGGCTACAATCGCATCCACGGCTACTACATCGAGCTGCCGCGGGTACAGGCCGAACAGGCGCCGGCCGACTACATCCGTCGGCAGACCCTGAAGGGCGCAGAGCGCTTCATCACCCCCGAGCTGAAGGCTTTCGAGGACAAGGCCCTGTCGGCCAAGAGCCGCGCCCTAGCACGGGAGAAGGCGCTCTACGAGGAGCTTCTGGAAATCCTCATCGACCAGTTGGCACCGTTGCAGGAAACCGCGGCCGCTCTGGCCGAGCTGGACGTACTGGCCGACCTCGCCGAACGGGCACTGAACCTCGACCTGAACCGTCCGCGCTTCGTCGAGGAGCCCTGCTTGCGCATCAGCCAGGGCCGCCATCCGGTGGTCGAGCAGGTGCTCGACACGCCCTTCGTCGCCAACGACCTGGAGCTCGACGACGCCACCCGGATGCTGATCATCACCGGGCCGAACATGGGCGGCAAATCCACCTATATGCGCCAGACGGCGCTGATCGTGCTGCTCGCGCACATCGGCAGTTTCGTTCCGGCGGCCAGCTGCGAACTGTCTCTGGTGGACCGTATCTTCACCCGCATCGGCTCCAGCGACGACCTGGCCGGCGGCCGCTCTACCTTCATGGTGGAGATGAGCGAGACCGCCAACATCCTGCACAACGCCACCCAACGCAGCCTGGTGCTGATGGACGAGGTCGGCCGCGGCACCAGCACCTTCGACGGCCTGTCGCTGGCCTGGGCAGCGGCCGAGCAGCTGGCGCAGCAGCGCGCCTTCACCCTGTTCGCCACCCACTATTTCGAGCTGACCGTGCTGCCGGAAAGCCAGTCGGCGGCGGCCAACGTGCACCTCGACGCCGTCGAGCACAACGAACGCATCGTCTTCCTTCACCACGTCCTGCCGGGACCGGCCAGCCAGAGCTACGGCCTGGCGGTGGCGCAGCTCGCCGGGGTGCCGAATGCCGTCATCCAACGCGCCCGCGAGCATCTGGCGCGATTGGAAGCCACCAGCCTCCCCCACGAGGCACCACACCGCGAGACGGGCAAACCCCTGCCACCCATCCAGAACGACCTGTTCGCCAGCCTGGCGCATCCGGTCCTGGAGGAGCTGGGCCGGACAAATCCGGATGAGCTGAGTCCACGGCAGGCACTTGAGCTGATATATACATTGAAGTCGCGCATCTGA